CATTCACACAATATGATGATTTGATTATTTGTACATTGAGAAGGAGAGGTTTATCGACATATGCCGATGAAATTAATCCTATATTTGAAATTACCGGAACTTCACAAGTGACTTATGATATGTCAGGTGAATATAGTGGAGTGTTAAAAAATCCTTTTTTACCATTTGAAATTCAAGCAACTAACAATGATGGTACAGTGTTTAACTTTGAAGTTTCTTTAAGTGTTTCAGACGCTAACAACGTTAGTAAAGTTTTTGGACGTGGTAACTTTGACAAACCAAGAACTACTGTTCCATTAATGGTTGAAGAACTTTACAGTACATTATTAACTTACGGATGGAACAAAGGATTTATCAGAGGTTTAAGTCCTGTTGTGGTCGCTTCAGACGGTGCTCAAGCAAATGACCCTAAAACAATCGGATGGTACATGGAAAGATTTCAATCACCAAGTTCACCATGGGTTGTATCTGAATTAAGAGGTTCCAAAGTGTATAACTTATTTAAATTCTTTACAATTTCTGATGGTAACTCAGCAAATACTGAAGTTAAAATTTCATTGTCAGATTTATCTTTCAACAACGAAACATTTACAGTATTAGTGAGAGATTATTTTGATACGGATTCAAATCCAATTGTTTTAGAAAAATTCACAAACTGTTCGATGAATCCAGAAGAAAATAACTTTATCGCGAAAAAAATAGGTACTCTTGATGGTGAATATGAATTGAAATCAAAATACATTTTGGTTGAGATGAACCCAGATGCACCGGTAGACGCAATTCCTTGTGGATTCGAAGGTTATACATTTAGAGAATACGCCGCTGGTAGATCACCATATCCTGTTTATAAAACAAAATATTTCTTACCTGGAGAACCAGTATTCAACCCTCCATTTGGAACTACAACTGGTCAGGACGACGCATTTGTAAGTGCTGGTGATAACGTAAGAAAAACATATTTAGGTTTAGGTTCTTACTGGGGTTATGATTCTGATTTCTTCCAATATAAAGGAAAAGTTAAACCTTTTGACTTATGTAATGGAGATGGTACTGACTGGAACTTTAAAACAAAAGGATTCCACATGGACCAATTTGCTAGTGGAATTACAATTTCTTCTAGTTTTGCATCCAGCGGTACACCGGCTTACGAAGTAGGAGCGACTTCATTCTCTTCAGAACCACAAGACCCAACCGATCCATATTACAGATTAATTTCTCGTAAGTTTACTGTATTTGTTTATGGTGGATTTGATGGATGGGATATCTACAGAGAATATAGAACAAATGCCGATAAGTTTGCATTAGGTAGAAGTGGATTTTTAAATGGAGCTTGTCCGTCTTTAAGATTCCCTAAAGGAAAAGGTAATGGTTTATTCAAACAAATTTCAATCGGTGATGGTACTATTGAATATGGAAACACTGACTATTACGCTTACTTATTAGGTCAAAGAACATTTGCTAATCCTGAAGCGGTTAATATCAATGTGTTTACAACACCTGGTATTGATATTCAAAATAACTCCGATCTTGTTGAACAAGCAATCAGTATGGTTGAAGAAGATAGAGCAGACTCTTTATACATCGCAACATTACCAGACTACAATATGTTTGTTGCAACAACTACTGAAGGTGACAACTTAATTTATCCACAAGAGGCGGTTGATATTCTTGAAGAAACCGGAATTGACTCTAACTACACTGCAACTTATTATCCGTGGGTATTGACTAGAGATAGTGTAAATAATACACAACTTTACATTCCAGCAACGGCTGAAGTAACAAGAAACTTGGCTTTAACAGATAATATCGCATTCCCTTGGTTCGCAGCCGCTGGTTACACTCGTGGTATTGTTAACTCAATTAAAGCTCGTAAGAAGTTAACTCAACAAGATAGAGATGTTCTTTATCTAGGAAGAATAAACCCAATTGCAACTTTTGCCGATGTAGGTACAGTAATCTGGGGTAATAAAACTCTTCAAGTTAGAGAATCAGCTCTTGACAGAATCAACGTTAGAAGGTTACTACTTCAAGCAAGAAAACTAATATCAGCGGTATCAGTAAGATTGTTGTTCGATCAAAATGATCAACAAGTAAGACAAGACTTCTTAAATGCTGTAAACCCTATATTAGATGCGATTAGAAGAGACAGAGGTCTTTACGACTTTAGAGTTACAGTTTCCAACGATACAGAAGATTTAGATAAAAATCAGTTAGTGGGTAAAATTTATATTAAACCTACAAGATCACTCGAGTTTATTGATATTACTTTCTTTATCACACCAACTGGAGCATCTTTTGAAAATATCTAATAATATAAAAGAACAAGATGAAAGGAGGTCAAAGAAATTTGACCTCTTTTTTTATTATTGAAGTATTTATTTAATATGAATTATAAAAAATTAGTAAGAGAAATATTGTCTGAAATGGAAGTTGGTTCATTTATACCAACTGTTTACCCCAGTTTAGACTGGGATGATAATATTATGAGAATGCCAACAAAAATTTATCTTTTAGATAAAGATGGTAGAGATGTTGGTATGTCCACAGAAGATTTTGCTGAATATAGAAGTATGATTGGTAAAGAACATTTTGATTATGAAGGACATACTATAGTCGGTTATTCACCAGACGCACTAGTTGATTTTAGAACCACAGGGGACAGAAAATTTTTAGAAGATATCGAAACCGCTCCACTTGTTAGAGTAGGGTGGGAAAAATTACGAGATGCAATAAATAATGGTGTGATATTTGCAATCATCACCGCAAGGGGGCATCACCCAAACACACTTAAAAAGGCGGTCTTAAAATTAATCAGTATGGAAAGAGGGGGTATTGATAAAAACCAAATGTTAAACTCTCTTCGTAAATTTAGAGAAACCATGAAATTAAAACCCATGAGTGATTCTGAATTAGTAAGAGATTATTTAAATAGATGTGTTTTTGTTCCAGTTAGTTTTGAGTCTGATGAGGCGGCTTCACCAGAAGAATTAAAGTTTCAGGCAAATAAAAATTTTCACGACTACGTTACCGCACTTTCTTATAGATTACAAAAGAAAGCATATTTTGACGATCAAATCGGAGACAAAGGACCAATAGAAAGTGGATTTTTATTTGTAGAACCTGAAGTACATTTTTTAGATGATGACGAAAAAAACGCAATAGCATCAAGTGAAAGAGCAAAAGAAACAGGATTAAAATCTTTAAGAACTTTTTTAACTAAATCAGGTGAAGAAGAAGAAATAAAAGAAAATAAATTAACTGAAAATATTATTGCTAGAATTAAAAGAAGAATATTTTAAAAAAAAACAAAGTAAATAGAAAAATTTTTTGACTTGATATATTTATCATAATAAAAGAATAAACATAAAACAAAAAAAATAAAAAATTATGGCTGATTTATTAATGAAAATGCCAGTTCCGTATGAACCTAAAAGACAGAACAGGTTTATTTTACGTTTTCCTTCAAGTTTAGGTATTAACGAGTGGTTTGTAGAAAGTGCATCAAGACCTACAATTAAAATCAACTCAACTGAAATTCAATTTCTAAATACTTCAACTTATGTTGCAGGTAGATTCGTATGGAATTCAATTAACGTTAAGTTTAGAGATCCAATTGGACCTTCAGCGTCTCAAGCGATTATGGAATGGATACGTCTATGTGCTGAATCTGTAACAGGTCGTATGGGTTATGCTGCAGGTTACAAAAAGAATGTGGACCTTGAAATGTTGGACCCAACCGGAGTTGTTGTTGAGAAATGGATTTTAGAAGGAGCTTTCTTAACTGACGCTAACTTTGGTTCGTTATCTTATTCACAAGATGCAATTGCCGACATTTCAGCAACTTTACAAATGGACCGTTGTATTTTGGTTTACTGAAAATACTTTAAAATATTTTTTTCAAAATCCCTTTACTTCGGTATTAGGGATTTTTTTTGTTGTCCCTAATTGTTTACTAAAAATAATGTGAAATTATATTTAAGGTAAAACAAATCTAAATATGGACAATAATGCAAACGAATACGGACAAATGAATTTTAACTTACCACATGATGTTGTATCTCTACCATCTGGTGGTATTTTTTACCCGAACAAAAAAAAGAGTGTAAAAATTGGGTATTTAACTGCGGCAGATGAAAATATCCTCGTCAACTTTGACGGAAACAAAACTATTAAAGAAAGTATTGTTTTACCTCTTCTACGAAATAAATTATATGAATCGGATTTACGACCAGAAGATTTACTGGACGGAGATGTTGAGGCGATTTTAATTTTTTTAAGAAACACATCTTTTGGACCGGAATACAAAGTTAATGTTGTTGATCCTGCAACTCAAAAAAACTTTACATCATCTATTATGTTAGATGAAATTAACATTAAAAAAACTACTACAAAACCAGACGAAAGTGGAACTTTTACAGTTTTGTTACCAAAAAGTCAAACAACAGTAAAAGTAAAACCTTTAAACATGAGAGATACTGTTGAGATTGAAAGAATACTAGATATGTATCCACAAGGACGAGTTTCACCAATTATCACAACAAGACTTCAAAAACAAATAGTAGAACTTAATGGTAATGATGACAAAGGCCAAATTGCTAAATTTGTTGAAAGTATGCCCATATCTGATTCTAAATACATTAGAAATTTTATTTTCGAAAACGAACCTAGATTAGATTTAACCCGAGAAATTATAGCCCCGTCTGGAGAAAGAGTTACTGTAACAGTAAACTTTGGGGTGGAATTTTTTCGGCCTTTCTTCTGAATATAGAACCTTTATATTAGACGAATACATATTCTTAGCTAGAATGTTAAGAATATCATACTCTGATTTTCAAAAAATGCCAACTTACGAAAGAAAATATATTATTGACAAACTACTTGAGTCAAAAAATAAAAACTGATAAAAATATATTTATTAAATAAAAAAATATGTTTTCATCAGGACAAGAAGCAGATCCGGCTGCAATTAGTGCCGAAATTCTTAAAGCACAACAAGATGCTGCCTCAAGAGAGGCTAGAAGGGTTGGTAAAGATCTTTATACAAATATTTTAGAAGGATTTGCTGAAGGTAATATTTTTGACCCAACTGCAAAAGGTAGTGTTGCACAAGTATTAGGTGAATCTATTCAAAAAATTACTGATCCTAGGGAAATTTTAAAAAGAACTGCCGATTTAGAAAATATGGCGGCTAAATTAAGAAATACTCTTGGTTTAGGATCAGAAAAAAGTAGGGAATTTTCACAGGCAATTGCAGACAACGCCGGTAGATTTATTGAATATGGATTTGATATTGAAGATGTTGTTGATACTTATGAAGATTTATTTAAAACATATAGAACAAATGTAACAATATCGGATGAAGAATTACTCCAATTAAAATCAACTGCGGCTGTAACCGCTCAAGGTGTTGGAACTCTAACGGAAAGTTTTAGATCTGTTGGTGTGGGTATCAATGAAGTTGGTGATAGAATGTTAGAAGTTACTAATATTGCAAAAGACGCTGGAGTCGCCGTCAGTGCCGTGGCCGCTGGAGTTGTGTCTAATCTGGAAAAAATGAATATCTATAATTTTGAAGGAGGAACTAAAGGTTTAGCTAAAATGTCTGCACAGGCCGCAAGATTAAATATAGATATGACTAAAATATTTACTGTGGTTGATAAAGTTTTTAACCCTGAAGGTGCCATAGAATTAGCGGCTTCACTACAAAGGTTAGGAGTATCCGCAAATGCTCTTTTAGATCCTTTAAGATTGATGGATCTTTCACAAAATGACCCAGCCGAACTACAAAATCAAATAGTAGAAATGTCTAAAGATTTTGTAAGGTTTAATAAAGAATTAGGACAGTTTGAAATTCTACCAGGTGAAAAAAGAAGGTTAAATGAGATAGGTAAAGAACTTGGTATGACAAGTGGAGAATTACAAAAAATGGCAATCAATGCTGCGAATTTAGATTATAAAATGAAACAAATCAAATTTCCAAGTTCTATTGCAAGTAAAGAAGATAGGGAATTAATCGCAACTTTAGCCACCGTTAATAAAGAAGGTATCGCAGAAATAAAAGTTAAACAATTTGATAAAGAAGGAAAAGAAACTGGACAATTTGAAATTGTTGAAGCGTCACAACTTACCGCTAAACAAATTGAGGAATTGAAAAAAGACCAACAAAGTAAAGGTCTTACCATGGAAGAACTACAAAAAGAAAATTTAACTGAATTACAAAGACTTAATTATTTAGTTGAGTCAATTGTGACCGCAATTGCTTATGGAGAGTCTGGATCTATGCCAGCAAGAGACTTATATGAGTTTGGTACTAAAAAAGTAAGAGAAAAAATGTTTACCGAAGGGGATAGACAAGGTCTTATTGGTGAAGAATTTAGAAATAGTAAACAATATCGACAAACAATAGATGATTTTTATGGTGGTATAAAACCAACATTAGAACAAATGGGTCCTGCGGTTTTAGATTTAATAGCAACAAAAGGAAAAGATTTAATTCAAAATATGAACATACCAACATCTATGGAAGATATTAAAACCATGATTAAAGATAAAATAAACAATATTATTTCCGGATTTGGTTTAGGTGGTGGAATAAGTAATATTTTATCCAATTTTGGTATTGGTGGTTCAGATAACGACCCGTTATCTAACTTCACTCAAAAAAACGAAGTATTAAGTAATACAGTTTCCAACTTTACAACACAACTTAATAATGTTTTTGAAATGGGTAAACTAGAGTTTAAACCTTTAGAAATAAACGAAAATGTTAATATAGATCTAAATGTAAAATTGGATCCCGATTCAAAAAACCAAGCATTAACAGAATTAATGACAAGGGCGTTAACTGAATATTTTGAAGGTGGAAATAATACAACAAATATAAATATGGTTCTTGATCAATTAAATAAATTAAAAACTGGAAACGGTTTAATTCCTGCCGGTTCTGGAGGTCAATATACTGCAAGTGCTCCTGGTAAACCGCAATAAAAACTTAATATCTTTAATTTAAAAAATCCATATTTATCTATTTATTTATAATAAAAATAAATTTTAATGTCTGATACAACTTTATCATTTGACGCTAGTTCATCTTTTAGAAATTCCTTGATGAGCAGAAACTTAGCCCCATACAATGTCCCGGGGTCTTTTACGCCACCATCTGGTAATGTAAATTATGAAGTTTCACCATTAAATGATAGTTCGGTAATTGACTCACCAAACGATTTGATTGGTACTACAGTATTAGCAAATCAACTGTATACACTAAATGAATATGGTCCAGACGGTGGTTACAACAATATAACATCAATAAACCCAATTCCATTACCGGTAGAACCTAATCAAGGTGAATATGGTCAAGATGATGCTGATGTTGTATTGGTAAATGAATTTTTTATTGATGCTGCTTATATTAAAAATGTATATGGTCCAGAAACCGGATACAAAGATTTATATATAGTAACAGATGTAATTCAAAACGCCCAATATTTTGTACCATACTCGGACAACGAAGGAGTACCTTTAGTATTTCTTCCATCAACTTACACACCATTTCAAATTCTTATAGACGATAATCCACAAGGTTCATCTGGCTTGTTGTCCCAAGACTCACAGTTAGCACAAAGAGCGGCAATTGCACTTCGGGACGAGTTCAAAGCAAGGATTGCATTTGAACAACAACAATTAGTATCTAATGTATTTCAATTAGATAACTTACAAGATCCATTCGAAGCTTCATTAGTTGCCACTGGTCAACAACCATTAATTGGAAAAAACTGGAAAATTACAGTACCAGAAAATCCACTATTATTGGCGGTTTCATTTGCAAATAGACTAACAGGAACTTATTTTCCAGTTTCGCCAATACCTGGTGATTATTTTGATGAAAATAATCAAGTATTATCACCACAAACAGAAAACGCACTTAACGTTGTTAATAATCTTACTGGTGGATTGTTAGGACCAATTTTGAATAAAACTAAAAATCCATCTGAAATATTTTTAGCAAATACCGGATATGGTCAAAAATCAGTTCTATTCAAAAGTTTAGACTACAATGTTTATAGACCAAAATATGAAAAAGGACTGTTATTAGGAGTTACAACAGCAATCAATAACTTACTTGGAAATAATACAACTCAAGGTGGGGGTTATTATGTTGGTAGTGATCAATCAGAACCATCAACAATTAATACTCCAGATAATCAAATACCTGTTGATAGATTTGGAAAACAACAACCATCACCGGTATACGGACCAAATGAACTTGCACAACTATATGAAGGAAATATAGATAAAATTAAATTCGGTTTAGCCGGTAAATCATACACAAATTTAGGAGGAATTGCTGGTCAATTTGTTTGGTTATCACCAAAATACAAAGACAATTTAGGGTTTAAAGTTAAACCAGGTGGTGATATTGTACAACCGCAGGATGCCGAGTATAACGCTGTGTCCGCAGAATTTAATGAAAATACAGACTCAACGCAGTTTGAATTTAAAGGGGGATCGATATTAGATAACACTCAAAGGTTAATTGAATCTGCAGATAATGTTACGGGAGCAAAAAGACTACAACATGTTGGAAATGCAATTAATCAAGTTTCCAAAGTCTTCAACGATGGATATAAAGAAATGACAAAAGGATCTCGAGTTGTGGCTTATTATGACAGTATCACAAACTCTGAAACAATGAGTATTGATGGAACTGAAGTTGGTGCGGAATATTGTAGAGTTTTTCAAAAAGATACACCTTATCTTACATATGGTGATTTACAAAAAACAGATGGTATAACAACTGCGGGTAGAAAGTTTAGTTATTCTATTTTTGATAATACATACAATTTAAATATTGCACCTTTAAGAAATCCAGGGTCAACTAACATTATTGATGGTAAGGTAAAGAAATATATGTTTTCACTAGAGAATCTTGCTTGGAGAACGTCTAGTGAACCAGGATATACATATGATGATTTACCAGCATGTGAAAAAGGACCTAACGGTGGTAGAATTATGTGGTTTCCACCATATGATTTGAAATTTAGTGATTCATCCACCGCATCTTGGAACCCAACCTCATTTCTTGGAAGACCGGAACCAATTTATACTTACAAAAACACAAATAGATCTGGAAGTTTAAATTGGACTGTTGTTGTTGACCATCCTGCTGCAATGAACACAATCATAGAAAAACAATTGGCCAACATGTCTCAAGAACAAGTGGATTCAATTATGGATTCGTTTTTTGCTGGATGTATTAAATATGACCTTTATACTTTAGGTTTAAAATATAATCAACTATCTCAAAGTGAACTTTACACTTATCAAGAACTTTTACAAAATCCAAATATATCACAAGAAGAAACTTCAGCAATTTTAAATGATTTAGGAGTTTTTCAAACACCAACTCAAGGTGGTGCAAACACCACCGAAAATAATAGTAATACAGGTAATGGCAATGGAAATCAGTCCGGTAACCAAGGTAATAATACCACAAATAATTCCGATTTAAGTATTACGTCATTAGAGGGTGAATTAAATTCATATATAGGTTACGGATTTTATTTTGATAATGACTACCCAATTGGTAAATCTTCCAACCTAACATCAGTAACAAGTCCATTTACAGATTGGTACACACAATATCTTGGTAGAAGAACAGTATATGAAAGTACTTCAGCACCACTTGAAGTTGCGGTTGGTAATGAAAAATTTACTAGTGCAGGTATAGGTGGATTTTTTGACGATGTTATTATTGGTAATTTTTCACTAATACAAAATGATTTTATTCCTAAAGTACTTAAAAAAGCTTTAGTGGATTTAGAAGCTACAGTAACATTAGAATTAATAGGTTCGGCTTCCGCACCGGCAACAGCACCATATAATGTTAATTTATCTAAAAGAAGAAATAGTACTGTTGAAAACTGGTTAAATACACAGACCATTGATAATAAAACTGTTAAACAGTGGAGAGATGAAGGTAAACTTATTATCACATTTAGAGCTGATGGAGAAACCGCAGTTATTCCAAAAACTGGAGATAAAGTTTCGGCATCAGGAAATACGGAAATTAATTCCGTAGACCAAAACTTTCAACAATTAAGTCCAATTGAATGTACAAAAGATATTGTTGACGTTAAGTTAAATAAAGTAACAAATAATTCACAATGGTATAGTATTCCAGCTATGGCATGTAGAAGAGTTGCTTTTGCAAAAATTAGACTATCAGATGCTAAAGAACCGAAATGGAAATGTGGTCCTAATAATGACGGTAAATGTGTTCAGGATAGTAAAAATGGAACTTTCAAAAGTCAAAGTGAATGTGAAAATGCACCAGTAGAACAAGGAGGGTGTAAAAGAATCGAGCAACTTAAAAATTTCGACTGTGTAACTAAAGGTCAACCTTGTCAAAGAGTTGCGGATGGAACCGGAAGATATTTAACACAAGAGATTTGTGATAAGGAATGCGGTCAAACATCAACAAAATATGCTTGTATCGCTGGAAAATGCGAACAATCAGCAGAAGGATTCGACACACTGGACGCCTGTATTGATTCTGGTTGCTCTCCAGAACCAAACCCAACACCAGATCCAGATCCGGTAATTGATATAAAAAAAACAATTAAAGAAGGAATATCAAAAAAAATACTACGAAAACTTTTTTCCGAATGTGATTATTTTGAAGTTATAAAAGAAACTAACCCAACTGTTTATGCAAGTATTAAAGATAAAGTAAAATATTTTAATCCAACATTTCATTCAATCACACCTGAAGGTCTGAATGCAAGACTAACATTTTTAAATCAATGTGTTAGGCCTGGACAAACAATACCAGTAATTGGTGTTGATGGAAAACCAAAATATAATGATGCTAGAAATACATCATTTGGTGCACCACCAATATTAGTATTAAGAGTTGGAGATTTTTATCATACTAAAATAGTACCAAATCAATTATCAATTTCTTATGAACCACTATTATATGATATAAATCCTGAAGGAATTGGTGTACAACCCATGTTAGCAAAGATAACATTAGGTTTTGATTTTATAGGTGGTCATGGATTAGCCGGACCCGTATCACAACTTCAAAATGCATTGTCATTTAACTACTACGCAAATACAGAAATTTACGACGAAAGAGCAGTTGCGACTGAAAGTACTAAAGAAAGAGATGAAGAAATGGTATCTAAATTGTTTGGTAAGACAAATAATGGTATATCAAACCCGGCGGCAATAAACAACCAAGAATCCGGTGAAAAGGGAGGATCTACAATTGGAAATATATTGACTACAGAATATTATGATGACGGAAAAATTTTAACTGGGGAAACCGAATACACTGCAATTTTTGAAGAACTTTCAACCAAAACTAACAATTATTTTACAACAGTGTTTAATCAAATTAAAAAATTATACGAAACAACAAACTATCCTATTTCACAACTTGTGTTAGAAGATAGAAACTATAAAGAAGGAAATTTGAATGAAAACCAAAGCGCTGTTAATAAAATAGATATAATTGGTAAACCAGATAAATACCAAGAAAAAATAGGTAAGTTGTTTAAACAAGCATTAAAAGATATAACAAATAAAGATAATCCTATATTAAAGGCTATTGAAGACAGTAATAACGAATGGTCAAAATCAACAAAACGTGATGTTGAAAGTACATTATATGATATTGTTTTAAACCAAGAAGCAGAAATGGATCAAGCAGTTACCGGACCAATTAATGAAATGGTAAAATACCAGGAAGATTATATTCAAACGTTTAAAAAATTAGATTTGGTAATTAATAAAGTTGATGGTTATAAAAAAGAAACTGGTGAGTATGTTGTTTATAATACAGAATTAATACCTGGATCAACTGGCGTTTTTGACAATATGAAAAGAGTTTATCCTAGTGAAACATCAAGCGCTTTCACACAATACAATAAAAGTATTTTGGAAAATAAAATATTGTACCCTGATATAATATTAGATCAAGGACTTTCATTCCAACCTCAAACAACTTTATTTTATCAAGACGACCCATCAAGAAGATTTTTTATGGTGATGTCACAAACATTTACAAACGATGATAAGTATAATTCATTTGTTGATAAGTTATTAACTGAAAAGGTTAAAGGTAATACAGATTTAGTGAAATTAATTCAAGCAACTTGTGAAAAACTTAAATTTAATTTCAATGAAGAATATAAAAAAGAAAAAGAAATTTTTGACAAGTACGATAAAACACCAGAGTACGAAAAATTCAAAAAGTATAAAATTGAAAAATTCGACACCAAACTTTACTATACTACCGAAGAAAATAGCGAAACAAAAAACAACAGAAAACTTTTGAAAAAGACATATTCTACCTTTAATACAAATAACAATAAAAAAACCTTCAATGGTAAAGTAACATTTTTATAAAATATGGCACTTCAATATTACAATAGATATGGTATGTTTCTTGAAAATGGAATTCAACAAGTGGTTCCATATGTCAGTTTACCAGCTAAACCATCAGATAAAAAATATATTTTTAGATTTGGACAATCCAGATTGGATAAAGTTTCACAACAATATTATGGCAGTCCATTTTTTGGTTGGTTAATTTTACAGGCAAACCCTGGTTATACAGGACTCGAAGCAAATATTCCTGACGGGGCAGTCTTGACTATTCCATTTCCTCTTGTAAGTTCATTACAAGACTATAAAGGCGCTTTGGAAAATCATTTCTTATACTATGGTAAATAACTCTGAAAATATATTAGTAGAATTTGATTATCAAAATATTTCAGTAATTGACCCAAATAAAGTAATTGCTGAAGACGGAACTATTAAAGAGAGATTAATAAATCATGAGGATCTGGTTTTTTATGCTAATTTAGAATGTTCAGTAACACCAAGGACAAAGTTAGCTTTGGGTGTCCCTCAAAACAATCAAATACAAACAATATCGGTTGGAAAAATTAATTTTTTAAATCCAGGGTTTAGAGATTTTTTAGATATTAACTATACCGACGAAATCACAGGAAAAAATACAATTCAAGGTAAGGGAGTAAATCAACCAAGATTAGATAGAGTCCCTTATGGACAAAAAAGTGAGGATTATTTTATAACTCAAACATTAAACACAAATGGACTTCCAGGGACTGTGGATAATGGTCTTTTAGGTATTAATCAAATTAACATAAGTTATGGAACAGAATTTTTACCTGAAGTAAATATTACAATGGAAGATGTGAAAGGAAGGGCGTTGTTTGAAGGAGGAAACGATTCACCATATTCCGCGTTTTTTAATTTACCTTATCCAGTTTTTTATCTTACAATTAAAGGATATTTAGGTAAAGCAGTTAGAATGCCTTTAATGTTACAAACATTTAATGCTAGTTTTGATCCATCAACACATAATTTTAGAATACAATGTAAATTTTATACATACAAATACACAGTAATGGCAGATCTGACTTGGGGTCAAATTATGGCAGTACCACAAATGTATAGAATTAAAATTGACGAAGCTCAAACAAAAAATAATAGTCAGGTAAACAGTAAGACAAATACGACTGTAAAATATACTAGTGGCGGTTATCAAAAAATGAAAGAACTCTATTCCGAATATAAATCAAAAGGGTTAATCGATGAAACATTTCCAGAAATAACAATACTGGAATTAAAAAAAAGATTAGGTCAACTTATCACAAATATTGAAAATACATTTAGAAAGAAAAATTTAGATGTTTTAAATGATTTAAAATTGTATTCAGAAAAACTAGGAGAATTTTCAAAGGATGTGTATTTAGCATCATCATCTAACATATGGTCTAGAAAATGGCTAGATTATGAAAATATTTTCATTCAAAGTAATGAAGAAAAAACAATACTTTATAAGTTTAAATCAGAGTTTAGTGATGTTCAAAAACAAAATGAGGCGATTACCGAACTAGAGGGTATAATAAAAAAATATTTAGGAGAATTAAAATCAAATAAGGCGGTTGGTAAAGATCTTGGAAACATACCAGTTTCGGTTCAAACATTCTTTAAAAAAGTAACAATATCAGATATTAATGTTGGCGAAACTTTATTTAAAAGAACCGGTAAACAACTAGAAACTGGGACTAAAGAATATAATACATCAAGACAAACTTTACAACAAGAGATATTAACATCTAACAAACTAACAAATTATCCTGGTTTAGTTTATTTTACAGGACCAAATTCATTTCAGGACATCATCAAAAAAAATGATGAAAAATTCATAACAAAGAAACAAGAAATAGAGCAAAGTTTAACCGACCAAATAATCCAACAATTTAAGGACAAAAATAATGGTCTTGGGTTTGAACCAACAATGAGAAATGTTTTGGCGATATTTTTTGCTCAAGGAGAGGCATTTTTTAGACTTATGGATGATGTTCATTCATTAGCTTGGTCACAAAGAGAAAACAGAGATAGGATCAAAGCGGTATTTGACTCAACATCAACAGTTAAAAGTGTTGATTATAAACCAAACGAAACAAAACAAATTATCTATCCTTGGCCTCAATTAATTGTTGAAAATCAAATTGATGGTAAAGAAAAATATGAATTAAAATATCCTGGTGATTATATATTTGCAAACAAAATAAATGCATTCGTTCCTGAAATATGGCCAGAAGTTCAATTTGTAGAAGAATTTCTACGTGGTTATGTTGAAAGACAAAGTCCGGCATTCGATTTCGGTGATGGAAACAATGATGAAAATCAACCAAGAAGATTTAGTTTTAATGCAATTGAGTTTCCAATAGGCAATGATGTGTTTTCTAACAAAGAAGAAGTAAAATTTTTCTATGAAATTTATGAAAGACTGATATTAAATTCATTTTATTCAAAATTTAATAGAGCGTCAATACCCGTTAATAATATCCAGACATATGTGGTTGAATCGGAAAGCGATAACTTACTTGAGGCTCTTGGAACCGACAATCCATTTCTGTCAAAAAAATTAAAAGAGTATAATTTAGACTCACAAAACTACCTTTCGAATTTGAAAACAATGTCAAATTCGGGTGAAGGACAATTATGGAATAACTTTATAAGAGGAATAATTAATACTCCATATATTAAAAATGACACTACGGTTCCATACGGACTATTTAAATATGAACTTTTAGAAGACAACATTACAGTACCAAAACTTGGTTTAGAAAAAACAGAACCAGTCGAGGCTTTTTTTGGTGGTGATATAATAAATGAAGAATTTGATTTTTCAGATCTATATCCACTAACAGATTTAAATTGGTGTAAAAATTATTTGGCAAATGGAAATTCTTTACAATCAAAAATTGATGTGTTTAAAACAAGTGACACTTTGAAATACCGAACAGATAATAAAGTTATAAGTAATAAAGATGATATATCACCAATTTCAAATTTTAACTATAAAACAAAAACATTCAACCAAGTTTTAAACTTACAAAATTTATCAACGTTTTATAAATCAAGAATTATTCAGGAACAATACACAACTGAAGGTTCTATTTTTTATACAAACTATAGCGGTAATGTTTCAAACGAACAAACGACATCAATATTCAATACACCATTCTTTACAAATGCTATTCAAAAAGGAGTTTCTAATTTTAGGTACAACTTGGCGGAAAAATCTCCATACAAGGCGGCGGCATATCTTTTTTTAAATAGTTTACCATTAGCAACATTAAAAGAAAAATATAAAAAATTAAATCTTGACGATTCAATAGTAAACTTAAGTTATATTTTACCATCTTTAAAAAAGTTCGGTGCAATTCACAATTTACCATATGCCTGGGTTTTGAAATATGGATCAATATGGAACCGATATAAAACATTCAAGTCTACTGGAGTAGATTTTTTAGATGAAGTTTGGAAAAATACAGATTATATACAAAACTACGATCCAGGATTCTCGTCAACCACAACCACATATCAGGTGACTGTCGAAGGTCAAAATTATGATATTGTATTAGATAAAGATACAAACATATCATTATCAACTTTAAATCAAATTAATACAGGATTTTATCCAAAACTAATCAACGACTTTAATTTCTTTTTTCAAGGACAAAATGTGTTTAAACAAAGTTCAAATATAATAGGAACTTATTTTGTCACAGGAGATAAAGTTCAAATTGTAACAACATCATCAAATCAAATAACACCTGGAACTATATTATCTGGTTCTAATTTAAGTATTAATACAACAATTAATAGTCAAATATCTGGAACAACAAATGGACCCGGACTTTACACCACAACACCCATTCAAACAAGTAATAAAACTCAAACATTTAATTTTATTGTCACAAATAAATTAGTTGGTGGAATATCAAGTTCAAACATTCAAACCGAACTATCTAAAAATTTCAAAATGGTTTTAAGTACTCAAGGTTTGATATCAAAACCAATTGGATTTGATCTATCGAATCCATTAAGAAATCTTACTGTATATCCATGGAGTTGTTTTGTTATTACAAATGACAATCAATCCGTTTACGCTATGCCATCATTTGGATCTAGTGTAAATCAAGCTAGTAAAGAATGTTTTAATCAAATTGGAAATCAAACAATTAATTTAAAAAATAATCCAGCACTACATAATGGTTCTGGAAGACTATTTTGGAAAGCACCACAATACGGTTATTTTGATGTTAGTCTTTTATCCAAACCTAAACCTGATGAGTATACTAAACAAATATTGACTGGTACAGAATGGCAAGAAAATTTTTCGTTACATGGAGACCCATCAAAATATTCAAAAATTGATGAATTATTTACAACATTTAGTCCGGAAATATTAGACATGTTTGAAAATCATTTTTTAAATTTTAGTAAATCAATTTACGATTTTGAAACTATATTACCATCTAAAACACAAGATGATAAGATAGTAACAAGAAATGAAAATTTTCAAGGACTGATGAGAGAAATGTTTTTGGTACAAAAACCATTAAATTTGTCAGGAACAACATTAATAGAAAAAATAACCGAAGATCAAAAAAATAATATTCAAAAAATTATTGATGAGTTTATGACCTATAAAGTGACACTTAAAATAGGAAACCCATCAAATTTCGATAAAAAATTATTTTATTCATTTTCAACAAAAGATTTAGTCGATAAGTATACGTGGACCACATATGTGCAAGATACAAAAAACGCCTTACCAGTTAGTGGAGGATCAACAACATTAGTTGTGTCAAAAACACAATACCCCCAAACATGGGCGGCTTTAGAAACTTATGTTGGATTTTCAGAAATACCACAATTAAAATACACAGATAACGGTTCTTACATTACAGACTTTTTTATTGATTTCAATGTTGCGTTTACGGTGGATAATGTTAAAAGATTTTCACCAATAATAAAATTATACGCTCAAAGTAAACTAACAGACCCATCACTAAATCAAACCAAGTTTTTTTCTAACATGAATAATTATATCGATTCAAGTGATAAATACTTGAATCTTTTATTGAATGACATTTTAACCAAAGTCAAATCTAAACTTGGTACTGTAAATGTTACAACCGAAAATACTGGTGTTAAATACGCTGAGTTTGAAGGTGAACAAACTAGATTAGAAATATGGGAAACGTTTAAAGCAATGAACGACAAATGGATTTCTGGGGGAGACTTCAAAACTAAAACTTTATTTGAAGATGTTTTACTTGTTGATAGAGCTAGTAGAGATATCGGTCAAAAAATTTATGTGGACATATTCAAAATGAAAGATCTTATCGAATACATGGATTATGGAAACACTATGTTAGGAATTATTGAAACTATTTTTAGAGACAATAGGTTCACTTCATTTATATTACCATCTTATGCTAATTTTTATAATGTTCAAGAAGTTTCTAAAAACCCAACCCCAAGACCTGAAGGTACTTTAGATTTTGCAAATAATCTTTTTGGTACGTTTCTAAATGTAGATTATAGAGAAACATCGGCAAAATATTTGGCAATTTATTCATATGTCCCAAGTACACACTTGGCAATGAATGAAAACGTTGATTATAGATATAGAGACGATGCATTTGATTTAAGAAGAGCTTCTGACAACCCATTATTGGAAAATCAAGAAGGAAAAACAAACTGGGATAAATCTAATAAAGTTGTGGGTTTTAATGTGGACTTCGGACCTCAAAATCAACAAGTATTCAAACAATTAGATATTGCTCAAGACCCAGGTAAACCAACCGCAGAATCAGAACAAATGTTAACTCAAATGGCCAATCTTTATAGAAACAGGTCTGGAGCATCACAAAGTGCATCTTTATACAATGTGTATAAAAACAGAAGTTATAAATGTACTATTGATATGATGGGTAACGCACTTATCCAACCGACCATGTATTTTAATTTAAGAAATGTACCAATGTTTAGCGGACCATATATGATCACACACGTTAGTCACAGAATTAGTGAAAATGGATTTGATACAACAATTGAAGGCCAAAGACAACCATTTTATAGTATACCGGCAATAGATACCTTACTTCAATCTTTAACTACAAAAATTTTAGATTCAATTAAAGAAAGAATTGAAGAACAAGATAAAGAAATTGAACAACAAAATAACATATTAGCACAAAAATCGGCAGCAATAAACCGAGCAAACTCAAAAACATTACAACCAACAAATAATCAAAATTGTTCAAGTAGTTTAAATAAAACGTTTGAAACATTTACAAATACAACTCCACAACAAACAACAATTACGTTTGATAAAGCTTTTGATGAAATAACAAAACTAGTTGATAAACAAAATATTGGAACTGCGAACAAAGCTAAAATGTTTGACTTTATTGTGTCTACTTTATCTATTGAAAGTGCAAATGGAACCTCATTCAAGGGATATGATCATAATTATGGTGGGGTTACTTTAGATGTAAATCCATGGGGAGGATCTCAAACGTATATGAATAAAAAATATTTTTGTGCTGACTACGGACAGAAAAAAAATGTTCCATACGCATCTTTTGATTCATTTGAAAAGTTTATAGAATTTTTTATATCAAAAATAAGTGGTAAGATAATTGCAATACAATTTTACAAATATGATGACGGTACATATAAAGAAAAATTAGCAAGGGCAAACGTTCTTTTATGGCCATCTACCCTGGAAGATAAAATATGGAATGACCTACTTGACCCCGATAAGAAAAAAATAGAAGAAAAATTAAATATTGCGATGGGATATTACGTGTCAAAGTATAAAAATAATTAATTTTTATTCATTACAGTATATTTATTAAAAAAAAACACATGAGTAACACTAAAATGATATTGGATAATTATCTTGGAAAAAATACAAGAGTATCCGAAAAAGATATGGGTAACGGAACTAAAGAAGTTTGTGACCTTGATACTGGAGATTGTTATACAGTAAGAATGAGAGACGGATTAATTGAAAGAGTTGATAACACAATGAAAACGTTTAAAAAAATCCAAGTAGAAACCAAATCTGGTATAAAAACATTATTAAATGGGTAAAATGAATATTGATAAAAAAATATTAGAAGAAATCAAAAGATACAATTCTATTAATAAATATATTATGGAACAAGGAGAATTACCTCCACCACCAGAAGGTGATGCACCACTCGATGAACCAGTACCAGGAGGACCACCACCGGCACCTGGAGCAGGAGCACCACCGGCACCTGGAGCAGGAGCACCACCACCGGCACCAACCGGAACTACAGAGGTTGATGTTGAAAACGATGCTGATGTTGAGGTAATCGGAAGTGAAGAAGGAGGTGAAGAAGGAGGTGAAGAAGAACTTGATATTACTGATCTGGTTGATAGTCAAAAAACTATGGGAGACAAACAAGATGAGTATTTTAATAATTTATTTTCGCAACTTTCAAACCTTGAACAAAAACTTGGTGAAATGGATCAGTTGGTCAATAAGATCAACGATCTTGAAGCTAAATTTGATCAGTTTAGACCTAAAACTCCAGAAGAAAAACTTGAATTAAGAAGTTTGGATTCAGGACCATTTAAACAAAAACTTTCTGACTTTTTTGTCGACAAACAAGAAGAAATGAAACAATCTGGTAAAAATGAATATGTTTTAACTAGCACAGATGTTGAAGAATATCAACCGGATCAAATCAAATCTTCTTTTAATGACTATGATGATGAAGATACTGAAGAAGTACAATTTTAATGTTTAAGGTCTCAATTTGAGACCTTAAATTTTTTTGACAATACTATTTGACTATAACTTAATATACACTTATACTTAACACATAAACTTTTAATTTTTAATTACACATGGCGACAAACAATGTTTTAGATGCAGTTTTGGCTCAGTACGAAAGTTCAAAACAAAGTGGTTCTTCTTCCACTTCAAAAATGTCTCAAGAAGAAAGAATGAAAAAATATTTCGCGGCAATCCTTAAAGACAACGAAAAACAGGCACAGCGAAAAATCCGAATTTTACCAACAACTGATGGATCATCACCTTTCAAAGAAGTATGGTTCCATGAAATTCTTGTTGATGGTAAATGGCAGAAGTTCTATGATCCAGGAAAAAATGACAATGAGCGTTCACCTTTAAGTGAGGTTTACGAAGAATTGATGTTGACCGGTCGAGATTCTGACAAAGAATTAGCAAAACAATACAAACCACGTAAGTTCTATATTGTCAAAGTTGTTGACCGAGACAATGAACAAGATGGTGTTAAGTTTTGGAGATTCAAACACAATTACAAGCAAGAAGGTATTTTTGACAAAATCATTCCAATCTATAAAGCAAAAGGTGATATCGCTGACGCTGACAAAGGACGTGATTTGATTTTGGAACTTACCAAAGCAAAAACTCCAAAAGGAGCATTCTATACAGTTATCCAAACTGTTATGTATGATGACCCAGCACCGGTGTCTTCAGACAAAGATCAAATGGACGAGTGGGTGAACGATGAATTAACATGGGAAGATGTTTATTCTAAAAAACCAACCGAGTACCTTGAAGCAATCGCAAGAGGTGAAACTCCACGATGGGACTCTGACGCTGGTAAATATGTTTACGGAGATTCATCTGAAGCTGAAATTTCTATGGGTGGAACTAAAACAAAAACTGAAACTAAAGTTGTTGACCCACAGGCAAACGACGAGGTTGATGAGGAGTTACCATTCTAATACTTAATAACCAATTCATAACCCCAGTTTAGGCTGGGGTTTTTATTATCATGATTTCCGTATTAACTTTAACATATCAAAGACATCATATTTTAGAAGAAGCGATTCATTCATTTCTTCTACAATTTAAAGAAGATAGTGAAATGGTTATTATCAATGATAGCCCAAACTCACACTATACCTTTGACCACCCTCAAGTTAGAATATTCAACATAAAGGAAAGATTTCCGAATATCTCAAAAAAACTTGAATTTGGTTTCCAACAGTGTAAATATGATTTTATTTATCGATTAGATGATGATGATTTACTGGCACCTGATGCATTAAAAATGTCAGAACAATTTATTTTGGAAAATCCGGGTTATGAAATTTATAGACCAAAAAAACATTACTTCTTTTTACATAATAAATTTGAAAAAATAGACGGAAACGTTAACAACGGAAATGTTTATACAAAACAGTATGTCAATAGAATAAGTTTTCCAGATAGTTCTTTTGGTGAGGATTTTGATATTACATATAAAACAAACGCTAGAATATATGAAAGTGATGGCAAACCTACAATGATTTATAGGTGGGGAATGTCAACATATCATGTATCTGGAATGGGAAACATTAACACTCAACTTATGTATGAAAAAGTGGATTCAATGACAAGACACAATATCGGAAACGTTGTTCTACAACCAAATTTTCAAACCAATTATTATAAACAAATAATTGAAAAAACCACTTTATAAGTTAATAAATATTGTTTATATTTTAGTAAAAACAACATGAATACATTTTTAGCCGAAAAACTTAAAGAAGCCCTCGTAAAAAAATACGAGTCAGAAATTGCAGATGCTGAAGCAAGGTTGTACGTTTATTTTACTAATCCTGTAGGTATTGGAGAACATCCACAACATACTGAAGAAATGGATAATTTGGTAGAACAACTAACTAATGCAAAAGACAAATTAGATACAATTAATAACTTTAAAATTTACGAAATATAATGGCAATCAAAAAAACAGATTTTAGTTCGATTAAGAAAAAGTTTTCATCGGACGCAAAATACAAACCACAAAGATTTTTTGATCTTGGTCCAGACTTTTTAGATGCGGTTGGTTTACCAGGTCCTGCGATAGGACACCTAAACATGTTATTAGGTCACACCGATACTGGTAAAACTACAGCACTTATTAAAACTGCGGTAGACGCTCAAAAGAAAGGTATTCTTCCTGTTTTTATTATTACAGAACAAAAATGGTCTTTTGAACACTCAAAACTTATGGGGTTTGAATGTGAAGAAGTGGTTGACACTGAAACAGGTGAGTTAACTTGGGATGGTTTTTTCCTTTTTAACAATAACTTTGAATACATTGAACAAATCACTGATTACATTAATGAACTATTGGACGCACAAGAAAAAGGTGAATTAGATTATTCTCTTTGTATTATGTGGGATTCAGTGGGTTCTGTTCCTTGTAAAATGACTTACGAGGGTAAAGGAGGTAAACAACACAACGCAAGTGTTCTAGCCGACAAAATTGGTATGGGTATCAACCAACGTATTTCAGGATCTCGTAAAGCAGATTCTAAATATGAAAATACCTTAATCATTGTTAACCAACCTTGGGTTGAATTACCGGATAATCCATTTGGACAACCAAAGATTAAAGCAAAAGGTGGTGAAGCAATTTGGTTAAACTCTTCGTTGGTATTTTTGTTTGGTAATCAAAAAGGTGCTGGAACAACAAAGATCACGGCAACAAAAGATAAGAGAACAGTTAAGTTCGCTTCAAGAACAAAAGTGTCGGTTATGAAAAACCACATCAATGGTCTTGGTTTTGAAGACGGAAAGATTATTGTAACTCCACACGGATTTTTACCAGGCAAAGATCCATCAGAGGAAAAGGCATCAATAGAAAAGTATAAAAAAGAATATGCTGACTATTGGAAAGATATAATCGGAGTTGATGGTGACTTCGATTTGAAAGCAGAAAAAGAAGAAGTAGAGTAGTAACATTTTATAATCAAACAGTGTCAAAGACATTACTTGTTGACGGTAACAATTTATTGAAGATAGGATTCCATGGTGTACGGGAATTTTATCATAACGGTAGACATGTAGGAGGTGTTTGGCACTTTTTGAATACTTTACGTAAATTTTTGGAAGAACAAAATTACCAAAAAGTTTTAGTCTGTTGGGATTCAAAAACATCATCTTCGCAAAGAAGATTAATTTATCCAAAATATAAGTTAAATCGTAAATCTTCACAAACAGAATCAAAAGAGGAATCTTTTTTGGATCAGAAACAAAGGGTGAAACAATACCTTGAGGAGATGTTTGTAAGACAACTGGAGACAGAACACGCAGAAGCTGATGACTTGATTGCTCATTACTGTAAAGTGTCTTTAGATGAAGAAAAAACAATATTCTCAAGTGATAGAGATTTAACTCAACTAATTGGGGAGAAAGTATCCATTTATTCACCATCCGCAAAACAATATTATAAGTTTGGAGACAAGATAAAACTACATGATATCGAAGTTCCGCATTATAATGTTAAAACAATCAAAATTCTTACCGGTGATAGTTCCGATAACATTGATGGAATATTCTATCTTGGTGAAAAAACATTAATCAAATTATTTCCTGAATTGCTTGAACGAAAGTTAGATATCACCTATATTTTACAAAAAGGTGAAAATCTTCTTAAAGAAGAAAAAGGAAATACGGCAATTCAAAACCTTTTAAGTGGAAAAACAAAAGAAGGTATTTTTGGTGATGAATTTTTTGTAATTAACCAAAAACTTGTAGACTTGGATAACCCACTTTTAAATGACGAGGAAAAAGAATTAGTTCAACAATACTACTCTGAATCGATGGATCCCGATGGAAGAGGACATAGAAACTTAATTCGAATGATGATGGAGGACGGATTTTTTAAATATCTACCAAAAGGAGATGATGCATGGGTTAATTTCTTGAAGCCCTTTTTAAAACTTTCAAGAAAAGAAAAAACAAATTTTAGAAACAAACAAAGAAAAAAGTAAATTATGAGAGAACAAGAAACAACAAAAGTGGAGTTTTTGTTAATGTGTAATGAAAACATCGTGGTACAACGGTATTTCAATGTGAAGGGATTTAATAAAAATTCTATTCAATCTGAAGAACTTTATAATTACGTTCGACAATTTTGTAATGAATTACAGTATGATCTTAAAATGAGAACTGTGGTTTACATGATTGACAATCAGTATGAAATTAGTGAGAATCCGGAAGTGTTAAACACATCAAATACGGAGGGTCAAGAAAATTTTATGCTGTTTATTAAGACTGCAGATATGACAATATGTCAGAGAATGTTCGACGCCAAACTATACCCGCCAAAGGTCAGATATACCGTAGACCTACGCCCACGACTGAAAAAGGTATTAGGTGAGTTGACTGACATTTTTTCAGGGAAAAAATTTAATTATTTTAAACCAAATTTTATCTAAAGTTAGTACTATTTATCAATACTAAACGATAAAAAAACTATGGCGACGAACAAAAATTTTGACTATTTAGGAAACAATTTCCAAGTACAATTACTCAATCAAATTATTTTAGACAAAGAGTTTTCACACTCAATTCTTGACGTTATCGAGAGTAATTATTTTGAAAACAAATACTTCAGAATAATCATCCAGATGATTAAAGAGTACTATGTAAAGTACGATCACACACCATCTTTTGAAACACTTGAACAAGTTGCAAAATCCGAGTTACAACAGGAGTTTGCAGTTAAGGTAGTCCTTGATACAATTAAGAAAATCAAGGATGCACCTATCGACGGAGCGGATTTTGTACAAGAAAAGGCGTTAAAATTCTGTAAACAACAAGAACTACAGAAGGTAATGGTAAAGGCACAAAAGATCATAGATGGTGGTGAATTTGAAAGTTATGACACACTTGAAGAATTGGTAAGAGACGCACTACTTGTAGGTAACAAAGACACCTCAATGATGGACGTATTTTCAAATTTAGATCAAGTACTTGAAGAAGACTACAGACACCCAATCCCAATGGGAATACCAGGAATTGACAGACTACTCAAAGGTGGTTTGGCGAAGGGTGAAATTGGTGTTATATTAGCACCAACAGGTGTTGGTAAATCTACGGTACTCACCAAGATATCAAATCACGCTTTTAACCTTGGGTTTAACGTTCTTCAAGTATTCTTTGAAGACAACCCGAAGGTAATTCAACGTAAACATTTTACATTATGGACTAAAATACACCCTGACGAATTGTCAGAAAAAAAAGAGGAAGTAATGCAAAAAGTACAAGAAATCAAAACAACAATGCCAAACGAGTTGATTTTGAAAAAATTACCTTCCGACACCAAAACCATGTTACAAATTAAAAACGAAATCAGAAAAATGATTGCCGATGGAATTAAAATTGACATGGTGGTATTAGACTATATTGATTGTATTGTTCCAGACAAAAATCTTGGGGACGAATGGAAAAGTGAAGGTAGTGTTATGAGAGGATTTGAGGCAATGTGTCACGAATTAAATATTGTAGGTTGGACCGCAACTCAAGGTAATAGGTCATCAATTTCATCTGAAGTTGTAACAACCGATCAAATGGGTGGGTCAATCAAAAAGGCCCAAGTTGGACACGTAATTATATCAATAGCAAAAACACTACAACAAAAAGAACTCAAGTTAGCAACAATAGCGATTACAAAGTCTAGAATTGGTGATGACGGAATAGTGTTTGAAAACTGTAAATTTGATAACTCAATGATTGACATTGATACAGAATCAACAACAACATTCCTAGGTCTTGAAGATCAAAAAGAAGAAAGACAAAGACAACGAGTAAAAGAACTACTTGAAAAAAGAAAAGAAAGGGAAAAACAATCCTAAAAAGTTGAATATTTAAATAACAATAATTAAATTTTAAAAATATGAATATCTCACAAGAAATATTAAGCAACATCACGGTGTATATGAAATACGCCAAATTTGTTCCCGAATTAAATAGAAGGGAAACATGGGAAGAATTGGTGACAAGAAACAAAGAAATGCACCAAAAGAAATACCCCCACATTAAAGACGAAATCGAAGAAGTATACAAAATGGTATATGATAAAAAAATTCTTCCTTCGATGAGGTCACTACAGTTTGGTGGAAAACCAATTGAAATTTCACCAAACAGAATCTACAACTGTGCTTATCTACCGATTGATCATCAAGATGCGTTTTCAGAAACAATGTTCTTGTTGTTAGGCGGAACAGGAGTAGGATTTTCAGTTCAAAAACATCACGTAGATAAACTCCCAGAGATTAAAAAACCAAATCCAAGTAGAACAAGAAGATACTTGATTGGTGATAGTATCGAAGGATGGGCCGACGCAATTAAAGTATTAGTAGAATCTTATTTTGGTGTTAAATCATCAACACCAGTATTTGATTTTTCTGATATTCGTCAAAAAGGAGCGTTACTTGTAACATCAGGTGGAAAAGCACCGGGACCTCAACCACTAAAAGATTGTATTCACAATATTACTAAAGTGTTTGAAAACAAAAATGATGGAGAAAAGTTAACACCAATTGAAACTCATGATATTGTTTGTCATATTGCAGATGCGGTATTGGCAGGTGGTATTAGAAGAGCGGCCCTTATATCATTGTTTTCCGCTGATGATGATGAAATGATTTCTTGTAAATCAGGAAGCTGGTGGGAAAAGAACCCACAAAGAGGTAGAGCAAACAACTCGGCAGTTCTTCTTCGTCACAAAGTAACTAAAGAATACTTTATGGATCTTTGGAAACGAATTGAATTGTCAGGAGCTGGGGAACCAGGTATCTACTTGTCAAATGACAAAGACTGGGGAACTAACCCTTGTTGTGAAATCGGTCTTCGTCCATATCAATTCTGTAACCTGTGTGAGGTTAACGCTTCTGACATCGAATCTCAAGAAGATTTTGAAAAAAGAGTTAAAGGAGCCGCATTTATCGGGACTCTTCAAGCCGGATACACAGATTTCCATTACCTACGAGATGTATGGAAAAGAACGACAGAAAAGGACGCTCTTATCGGAGTTGGTATGACGGGAATTGGTTCTGGTGTTGTATTAGGTTATGACATGAAAGCTGGAGCACAAGCCGTAAAAGACGAGAACGAAAGAGTTGCTGGACTTATTGGAATCAATAGAGCAGCAAGAACAACAACGGTAAAACCATCGGGTACATCATCATTAGTGTTGGGAACATCTTCAGGTATTCATGCATGGCATAATGATTTTTATTTAAGAAGAATTCGTGTTGGTAAAAACGAAGCGATTTATTCTTACTTGGCAATCAACCATCCAGAATTAGTTGAAGACGAATATTTCCGTCCACATGACACGGCAGTAATTACAATCCCACAAAAATCACCAGAAGGATCAATTCTTCGATATGAATCAGTTTTTCAAATGTTGGACCGTGTGAAAAAAGTATCACAAGAGTGGGTTCGTTCAGGACACAGAAGTGGTCAAAATTCACACAACGTTTCAGCAACGGTTTCAATTAAAGAAGATGAATGGGACTTGGTGGGTGAATGGATGTGGAATAACAGAAAATTCTATAATGGACTTTCAGTATTACCATACAACGGAGGAACTTACACTCAAGCGCCTTTCGAGGATTGTACACAAGAAGATTTTGAAAGATTAGTTAAGACTCTAACAAATGTTGATCTTACTAAAGTTATTGAACTTCAAGACAATACTAACTTAAGTGGTGAAGCCGCTTGTGCCGGTGGAGCATGTGAAATTGTGTAGTTATGACAGTAAGTGCATCAAAAGATTGGATACAACAGTTATATGTTCGGGAGACGACTAAAAAGTCTCCTGAGCCTGACTTTTATAAAGATGATTTGGGAAATATTGTAATGACCGAATCATATCATATTAAAAGGGGAAGTTGTTGTGGATCAAGATGTAGACATTGTCCCTATGAACCACAATATCAAAAAGGAAACAAAGAATTACAAAAATCACTACTTCGGTAGTGATTTTTTATTTATATAAAAATCCGAAATAATATATTTATCAAATATGGCAAACGGAATAACATATGGTATTAACTTTCCATTTTACGATTCACAAGATGGTAGATATTTGTTGGCAACACCAAGCTCAAATTCTGAAATAAGAAGTAATTTGATTCATTTATTATTAACCAAAAAGGGTACACGGTATTTTTTACCAGATTTTGGAACTAGATTATATGAATATATTTTTGAACCACTTGATGGACCAACTTTTTCCGATATAGAAAGTGAAATTAGAGATTCGGTTGCAAGATATATTCCGGGTATATTAATTTCTAACATAGAAATAAAACCAGCAACTGATAGTTATGAAGATCCAGGAGCAACTTATATAACTCAAAATGGAACTAGAGAATATAAAGTACCTGGTTTAGCGGCCAAAGAATATACGGCAAAAGTAAGGATCGACTATAAAATTACAAACACCGCATTGGAATCAAGCGATTTTGTTATAATAAATATTTAATGTAAAATGGCAGATAAAAAAATATCATATACGACAAGGGATTTCCAAGGGATAAGAACTGAACTTATAAATTTTACAAGACAGTATTATCCAGATCTTGTTCAAAATTTTAATGATGCTGGAATTTTTTCTGTATTAATGGATTTGAATGCTGCGGTTACAGATAATTTACATTTTCATATTGACAGAAGTTTACAAGAAACCGTACTACAGTTTGCACAACAAAGATCTTCAATTTATAACATTGCTAGAACATACGGATTAAAAATACCTGGACAAAGACCGTCGGTCGCTTTAGTCGATTTTTCAATTACAGTTCCCGCTTTTGGTGATAAAGAAGATTTAAGATATTGTGGGATATTAAGAAGAGGAGCTCAAGTTAATGGTGGGGGACAACCATTTGAATCTGTATATGATATAGATTTTTCATCTGCAGTAAATTCAGAAGGTTTTCCAAATAGATTAAAGATTCCAAACTTTGATGCTTCAGGTAAACTTATAAATTATACAATTACTAAAAGAGAGGTTGTTGTAAACGGTACAACAAAAGTATTTAAAAGAGTTATCACACCAAATGATGTAAGACCATTTTTTGAAATGTTTTTACCGGAAAAAAATGTTCTTGGAGTTACAAGTGTTTTAATTAAAGAAGGTACACAATATACTACAGTCCCACAACCACAAGAATTTTTAGGTTTAGAAAACAGATGGTATGAAGTAAAAGCTCTTATGGAAGATAGAGTTTTTGTAGAAGACCCAACTAAAGTTTCAGATAATCCAGGAATTAAAGTGGGTAAATATATAGTAACAAGTAACAAATTTATTACTGAATTCACTCCAGAAGGTTTTTTCAAAATGACATTTGGTGGTGGAAATATATCAGCAGAAGAACAATTGAGAGAGTTTACAAGGAATGGATTTGGATTTAATTTATCTAAATATTCGAACAATTTAACTCTTGGAAGTGCTCTTAAACCTAATTCAACTATGTTTGTTCAATATAGAGTTGGTGGAGGACAATCAACTAATTTAGGTATTGGTGTTATAAATCAAATTGGTGTAGTATCTTTTGCGGTTACCGGACCATCGGAAAGTGTTAACAGAACTGTAATAAACTCCTTGAGATGTAATAATTTGACAGCGGCAATTGGAGGAGCAAATCCACCCACAACCGAAGAAGTTAGACAAATGGTTTCTTTTAATTTTTCCGCTCAAAATAGGGCAGTAACAGTAAATGATTACGAATCAATTATTAGAACAATGCCATCCCAATTTGGTGCTCCTGGAAAAGTTAGTATTACTGAAGAAAATAATAAAATTAAAATTAAGTTATTATCTTATGATGACGACGGAAAATTAACTGAAATTTCATCAAACACACTTAAAACAAATATTGCAAACTACCTATCAAATTATAGAATGATTAACGATTATATATCGGTTGAAACGGCAAATGTTATAGATTTGGCAATAACTGTAGATGTTGTCTTGGATGCAACACAAAATCAAGGAGCGTTAATCACTCAAATAATTGACATCATTTCAAATTATTTCTCACCAGCAAATAGACAAATGGGTGAAAATGTTTTTGTTTCTGAAATTAGAAGACAAATACAACAACTAAATGGTGTGATTAGTATTTCAGATATGATATTTTTCAATCTTGTTGGTGGTCAATACTCATCATCTCAAACGTCACAAAAATATTCTGATCCACAAACAAGACAAATTGAATTAGTTGCTGACACAATATTTGCAGAACCAACACAAATTTATCAAGTTAGATTCCCCGGAAAAGATATAAATGTTAGAGTTCTCAATTACAAAACAATCAACTTTTCCTGATAATTTATTTTTCCAAGATTCTTATTACCTTTTGAAAATAGGAAATAAACTATTTATCAAAAAAATCTTTTAATGCCAAAATCATATAGAATAAGAACACAAGTAGGTGTTGATAAAGCAATCAAAGTCGATTTAGAACAAGATTTTGAAAGTATCAATATACTATCTTTAAAAATATTACAAGAAGACATATATACAAGACAGTGTTCTGATTACGGTGTTGTTGTCGGAAGAGTTTTTGTCAACGGTGGTTTTGGATTGCCAAACGCAAAAGTTTCTATTTTTATACCATTATCCGAGGAAGATTTAAATAATCCGTTGATAACAGAATTATACCCATACACCACAATGTCAGACACGACAGAAGAAGGTTATAGGTACAATTTACTATCAAAAGACCCTTCTTATGAAGGACATGTGTCTACTGGGGCTTTTCCCACAAAAAAAGAAGTATTATTAGATCAAACATATATTGAAGTTTATGACAAATATTATAAATACACCACAAAAACAAACGAAAGTGGTGACTTTATGATTTTTGGTGTTCCAGTTGGAACACAATCTATTTTTATGGATGTTGATTTATCAGATATAGGTTGTTTTTCTTTTGTACCACAAGATTTAATTGAGGCTGGAATGGCAACCGAATCACAAGTTGATGGAAACAAATTCAAAAGTTCAACAAATTTAAATGAACTTCCACAAGTAAAAAGTTTAGCAAAAATTGTTGAAATAACACCATTATGGGGTGAAGAAGATATATGTCAGTTAGGAATTACAAGAGTTGATTTTGACCTAACAAAAGAAGCTAATATTAAAATAGAGCCTAAATCAATCTTGATGGGTTCTATAATTTCTAATACCGATGATGATGCCGTTCGAGCAAAATCATGTAAACCAAAAAATAATACCGGAAATCTTTGTGAGTTAAGAGCTGGACAAGGACAAGTTTTGGCAATTAGACAAACAATAAATCTAGACAATCAAGGACTTCCAGTTCTTGAACAATATAAATTTCCACAAGATGGAAAACTCATTGACGGTGACGGATCTTATGTGATAAATATTCCAATGAATATGGATTATATTTATACAAACGAATTCGGTGAACCGGCAATTTCTTTAGATCCTAAAATTGGTATACCAACAAAAGGTAAGTATAGATTAAAATTTAAATGGCAAAATGAAGGGGGAAATCAAAATGATGTTTTAAGGGCAAATTTTTTAGTACCTAATATAAAAGAACATGGTTGGTCAAACTCTAGTACGGATCCTTTAATAAACGCCCCTTTAACACCACCAGTACTTAATTTAAACTTTTTACCTGGTGTTTTAGTAAATACCTACGTTGTAAACCCACCTTTTGGAAATGGCGGTTTGAATTTATCTGACACCAATAATGTTAGTTCAGTTGCAATAACAATAAATTCACAACCATACTATGGTGATATAACCCTTATACCTATAAATTCTGGTGATATAATTCAAGTAACAATCACAGTAACAGACCCAAACCAACCGTCACTAATAAAATACAATTATTATAATCAAGATTATTTTGATCTTCTTCGATCTTATACCTTTAGTTTAGATTGGGATGATTATGTTGATCCTCAAGCAGCAATAAACTGTGAGGATACATTTTACGAATATCATTATAACAAAGTCTACACTACCGCAATGTTTTTGGATAGATATAAAAATGGTAGAGGAAGAGCAAAACACCTAGGAATAAAAGAAATTGATCAAAGATCGTGTAAGTCTAACGTAAATACATTTCCAGTAAATGATATTATAAGAAATTTCAACTTACAATTTTTTACGTTTAATCTTTTAATTAACATATTATCGATACCACTTTTAGTGATATTGTTTGTTGCACATTTTATTGCTTTATTGTGGCCAATATTAAAGTTTGTATTAATTTATCTTGGAATAGTTTTAATTCAGTTGGCATTAAAATTTTGTTATGAGGCTGGAACAACCGCAGTTCAAAATATAAATGAAGCTGCTGGTGTGATAAGTGCTGGGGCTGGTTTTGTTGTAAATGTTACAAACATTCTTGAACTTATAAGATTAGTATTTGTTTTAATTTTTATTGGTATTAAATGTGCTTTCTTTGTCGCATTGGCATTACTATTTACCGCCGCTTCAATATTTGCGGCTTTAAAAGTAACCGGGTTTCCTAGAATTGGTTTACCTATGATTACATATCCGGATTGTGCTTCCTGTGATTGTGATTGTGGGAATGCAGAGTTAGCGGATGATTTTGACGAAAATTCAATTACACAACAAGTATCTGAATTACAAAATACATCCGGAAGTAATGTTCCTGGTATGCCTTTATCTGCCAGTACATCAACTTCATTTTTGGCACCAATTAACGAAGTAAATTCATACGCACAAGAACATCCAAACACATCTCAAACATCAACTAATGATGACCCAACTGATAAAACCAAGGGTAAGTTTTATTGTAACGCAACTGGATTGGCAATTACCAATCAATATAAGTCATTTACATATAATTTAGGAGAACAAAACATAGAATCTAATGTGTTAATTGCTGCAACACTGGGTTACAATAGAATTTTTTCTGGAAGTGAATCTTTAGATCCCGGAAATGATTTAACCGGTATTCCACCTAAAGTTTCATTACACGCACCTCTACCATTTTTATTTTCCGCAGATCGATTTTTTTCTAATAATCATAGATGGTTGGCATTTCCACAAACTGAAGCATATTCCCAAAAATTAAATGAGTTTAATTATAGGGAAAAATATTTCTTAAATGAAAATAGAATAAAGGTCACTTTCAACTACCCACAAAATGCCGCTAACCATTTAGATCAACCACTTGTTGTTTTGGCAAGAAAAAACACACTACAAAGTATCGGTGCAGGAAAGATATTTTCATTTCAAGACCCAAAAATGTCAAGTTGTAATGAAAATTTAACCGGAGCAACCTTTTACAATTCAATTACCGCAAATACTAAAAATCAATTTGGAAATAATGCACTTACAGGAACATCACTACCAGTTACAAATATTTCTGTAAGTTATGCGGACCCGTCTAATAATTCTAATAACATAATGGTTTCTTATTTAATAACCAATACAGGACAGACCGAAACATACCTCAAGAATGTTACAGATATAGAATATTTTCAAATTATAACGGGTTATACTTATAACGAATTCACAAATCATCCATCATATAATAATACAACATTTAATAGGTTCCCTAGAAAATATTTAAATCATGGATCAGTTTATTTTTATGAGTGGGAATGTGATCCCCCGTATGTTACCGCATCACCAACACCAATACTCAAAACAATTCCAAACACAATTCAAAAAATTGATGATTATGATGAATATGAAATATTAATCATTGCTAGAGGTGTTGACCCACACTCTGGTAAACATAAAAACAAATATGATTTATCATTAATTTTTGGTCAACCATCGACAAATAATAGTGTGGTTGTTGAAGGCGAATATTATTTGAACGTACCAATAAGAGGGGTTGGAAATAAACCAACTAGCCACATAATTTCTTCAAACACAACCGCACCAAATTTATACTTCAATGCTTATAACTTCAAATTAAGTCCAAGTTATGTTGATGTTAATGGTATTACAAGAAACGAATACACCGCCTTTACATCTGATTTACCTTATTATTATTTGTGTCCAGACGAACCTTTAGCCTCGAACTATAAACCTAGTGCGGCATTTTTAACTATATCACAGTTAAACTCAACAGGACAATTTATTATGAATTCAGGTAATATCAATCGTTCATTATTTTTACCATTAAATACACCATTGAACCCAATTGTCGGAAACTCAACACCCAATTACTATTTTGCTGGAGGTTCTTTCACGGCCACCTTTAATGGGGCCACTGCAGGATATTATTCTTTGGCATTTCAAACAGCTAACTACAAAACCAGATACTGGCCAGCACCAACAATAAGAAAATTTGCAATTTACTCACCGGCTTACTATAAGTACAACCCAACACCAATCAACTTTCCAGATCCAACAAGTTTAATTAATCAAAGGTTGGTTATGAGAAGTGATAGAATACCAACATCAACAAAAACTGAAGAGTGTTTTAATCAAACAAGTTTTGGGTTACACCAAAATAATAATTTTACTTATTATGGTGCCGAACCTTCAGTAAACCCAACAATAACATTTGCGCCTGATTTGAATTTAGGTCAAGAATCTGAAGACTCATCACCACTGATTCAAAATCTTACAGAAACATTAACTTGTGAAGGTATGGTATCTTTACAATGTTATACAGGTAGTGGAACAAATATAGGTGTAAATCCTAATTGTGATGTCGAGCCAAATAGAATTGTAAATGGTTGTTATTGTCTTTTAAATTACCAAGAATCAAACGACCCAATTTTTAAAAAAATATATTTATTTCCAGAATATTTTAGAGATGCAAAATTATTAGTTGAATGGAAAACCAGACTTACTTTAATGTATGCAATGTGTCAAGGTGTATTTGCACAAACATTCCAAAACAACTGGATAAATGGTGTTTTATATATGTTTGCGTTTGAAAAAAACAGTCTTTATTCTTTGACCGATCCAAACAAACCACAGTACGAATATTGTCAAGATATTGTTGTTTATAATGATATTACTAATGGTTTTTACTATAGAAGTTCGCCTTGGAACGGTACAGATTTTATAGGGAAAGATTCACCACCAGATCCAAAAAACAACAGAGCGTATAATGATAAACAAATTCAATTTCCAACTACGGTAATGGATATGGGACCAAGAGATGAGTTTATTTCTTCTATTTGTAGTGGTCAAGATTTTGGTTCATACATTGTAGATCAAGTTAAATCGACATCATATCAAGACAATTCAGATTTAATACAGGTCGGATTCTTGTCGAGAATTTTAAATTCAACTTTTATTCAACAAATGTTACCAATCGGTACCCCAAGTGGCGGAAATAGTGAGGGAAAAGGACTTGTTCAATTCTTTAATAGTAATAGAAAAGGAGATAGAATTGATGGTGATTTTGCTCAAGCACTTTCAATAAATTCAGAGTGGAAAGTTACTCCTTACATAGAAATAAATTATCCTTCTAATTTCTTGTTTTTTGGTACAGACAATACTCCTGATCAAAGACCAGTTTTTGGAATCTTTTTTTCATCATCAACTCAAAATCAAGACTATAGAAAAAAACTTACACCAGGAATTGAAACATTCACAAACTCAAATAATTGTAGTGTTGTTAGATTTTTTGGATATAGTACCGACCAAGTGGTACCTCATTACAAATGGCAAATTGATGGACCATCTTTGAACATATTTGGATCTGAAGATAATAACTGGGTAACAACTGCAGATCAAAACTCCACAGCAACTGGATTTTATGCACAATATTATCAAAATTTAGATTTTGATAATCCAAATGAGTACTACCAAACTTCTACAACAAATTTTGGTTTTATTTCAAACTTCACTAATAATAATCAACCACTAACACTCACTAACAATGTGGTTAATGGAGTACCACAAGGTAAACCAGTAGTAGTTGGAGCACCATTTCATTTTTATTTTGGTTTGAATAACGGACATACGGCCGTTGATAAATTTATAAAGTTGTATGTAAATATAGAATAGAAATGAGTGTTGACCAAAATAGTAATATAATTTTAGGATCCAAAAGATTCCAAGGGAGCGTTAATGTTGACGGATCGGATAAAATTGTTTTGGAACAAACTGTAAAAGAACAGGTTGAATATGATAGGATTCTGGATGTTAATTTACAACAAGTGTTTGATTTTGAAAGACAAAAATCAACAACTTTTAGACCTACTTCAAAGTATATAATGATATTTAAAAACGCATATTCAGGAGTAACTTCTTATTTTCCATATTACAATTATTTATATTATTCGAATTTGATAGAAAATACACAACAAGTTGCTTGTTTTCCAAATGCACCTATTTTTTGGTCAGGATTCCCGCAGTATGATGAGTTTGATTTTGTAAGAAAAGATAATAATAAACCTGGTTATACTATAGGACCAAATAATCACCAATCATTTGTTAACAAAAGTGCGTCCACTTACAATTGGAACCATTATATGTCTTATGCATTTTCTAACGATGATACAAAAATACTATATTTAAATGACCCAACAAAGTTAATTACATGGTTCTGGGTTGCTGGGGACGGTATTCCTTTTTACATAAAAGAAATAAATGATGAATTTATTGTTTTTGAATGTCCGATAAAACATGGATTAAAGACCGCTGAGTTTGTTGAATTAAGTTTGAACTATAATGGTAATAGTTTTTTTGAGGTTTCAAGGGTTGGGGACGTTGGATTTGGAAGTGAAGAATACATATTTCAAATAGATAACATAGGGTATCTTGGTGCGACATTTAGTGTTGGAGTCACTGGTACATTTAAAAGGGTGTTAAACGTATCGAATAGTGGAGAAACAACATCCAAATACTATGTTAGAATACATAAAATAATTTCTAATCCACAAGATGCTATTATGATTAATAGCGGATATGAACAAAGTATTTTTAACATTATTTCAAAACAAGAATTAGTATATTCAGGTGGAACACCACTTCAAGCATTAAGTCCACCATCTTGCCCAAGAACATCAGTTTTGGAGGGAAGTCAGAATTATTCTTTGTCTTTCAATCAAGATTTTAATATAGAATTGCTTTTAGATAATCAAAAACGACCAATATCTGAATTATTTTTTACAACAATATGGAAAGGATATTATGGATGGACAAACAAACTAAAAGAAGGATTTTCTTTTAATGCATATCTTGATGGATCAACACCAAACTGGTGGTGGGATTTATCAAATAATTTATCGAATAGTACAATACCATCATCACAGTATTTTCCAAACAATCCTGGTGGTTTATTTCCATGTTATTATACACAAGATTTAATGACTGGAGATACAATTGAGGGTGATTATTGTGAATGGAACGACTTTGAACAAATTGAACGAGTAATATCAAGAAAAATTCACAAATTCACATTTAATCAAAGTTATTTCACCCCATCTAATATATCACCATCGAATAATAGATTTGGTTACTATTATTTTCCGCATTCATCTATAAGAATAAGAGAATATTCGCCTTATATCGAAGAAGCGGATCCAGACAGTGTGATTAATATTCCATCATACGCATTTTATTCTAATTTGTCAGATAGTTTTAGATATAGAGATCTATATCCTTATGGGTTTATAGATCCAGATGGGGTGGGGGTTGATTATCCATTTACAAATGGAAAACATTATCCGTTTAAAAATACCATTTTTAGAGTTTTTTCTGAAGGTATAGGTGTACAAGACATAACAACAATTGAAGATCCATTAATCGATGAGTGTGAATAAATATAAATTAACAAGACCAACCGATGACCGACAGGTAGACATTCCAATAGAAATTAAATGGGATTTTACCGATCGGGATCAAGCTATTGATCAGTATCAACTTAATGTCATTGAAAATATAATTGGTGAACCTAATGATTTTGAACTTTTTAGGTTTTCACATAATCCATACTTATCGGCAAACACAAATACGGAAGTCACTAAAATTTTTTATGAGTTTTATTTTTTTGATACCGGTCAAACAATAAGTAACCAAGCATCATGGATTAATAGTTATTTAACCGAAGGGTTTAGTTCGTTAGAGGTTTATTCATTTTCGAAACCATTTACCAAGTCTTTTTTCAAACTTGATTTCTATGATAAAAAAAACCAACAAGAACAAATATTATATTTTTCAATAATACTTCCAGTACAACAAGGATTCACCGACACAATTAATATATCAAACTACCTACAAAATGTTCAAATTAAAAAACCTAAAATGGGTTTAGATTTTATAGGAGATAAAGAAGGATTTTTTGTATACTGGTTACGAGATAGGGAATATGTGGACCTAGACGAATTTTTCATAAGCGCGAAGTTTTTTGATGCAAAAGTTGGAATTTTTGTAAGAATGATGAACCAACCACAATCAAGTTTACTTGGTAGTTATTATACATTTAATAGTGATGACTATTTTTTCTATAAATTAAAATTGGATTACACAAGTAGAACATATGAAGTATTTTCAACACAAACAAACAACAGAGTCGGAGACGAAATAAACCCAATTCGTTGGTATGAATATGTGAATCCATAATGCAAGAACAAAAATATTATTTTAAAATATCACCAGAAAATATAAAAGGAGATATAATTTATGGAGATTATACCGGATCTACGGATATATCAATTTATATTGACCCTTGTTGTCCGATTACCGCATCTACCATAACACAACTAACTGGAAACACTGGATATTATCTTCCACTACAACATGTCTTGAGTGGAGGAACCGATGGAGAATCACTTTTGAATTGCGTTTCAATTCCATTATTATTTACAGAAAATACGGTTGATCTGGGTTATTATACACCATTTGATGGTGCTGTATTACAAAAAGACACGATTGTTAATTTCTTGTGGTCAGGAAATACTTTAGCTCCCTATGATATTGTGTTTTATAATACAAGTGACGAAAGTTTTATTAAGTTTTTATCACTTTGTACTTATGTTGTAGACTGGGGAGATGGATCACCATTAGTAACTCTTACAAGTCAGACACCGATCACACATACCTATGTTTCCACACCGGCCGATTATGTTATTAAAATGACATGTTATTCACCGTGGGGTATTTCTTATGTTGAAAAACCAATTAAATTACCACTTACTGGGGTTACAATAAACAACCCACAAGGAACCGCAAACTTTTTACCTGCGGGATGTTATTGGACCGGAACGCCAATTAGTTATGATTATATTTTTACCGGAGATTCTAATTACATATTGAATGATTACGACTCAAGTAACTACACAACCACACCATTTTTAATAACTGGATACACTAAAAGTAGTTTGAATGATCTAACACAATATGGACCAAAATACAATTTATTTAATGGTAAGTATGTTTTGAATTTACAAGTCACGGGAAGTTCTGGTTGTGTTGGAATGGTTTATGGGCCAAACTCAACTAACGAATATACCGCATACACTGTAAATAATATCTTATACTGGGACATGAAAGACGGGACAACCCTTTATTTTGTGTCTTCAGATGGTATTAATACTAGTGACTATGTTTTATCTGCAATAACAAAAGATGAAGCATTGTTGAATATAATTGATGAACCACAACTTCAATCCAACATTTTTATAGAAAGAGGGAAAATGTCACCCATGGAAACAATCCAAAGATTAGGGGAAGTGGATAGTCTTGGTGATCTTATAAAATATGGTTACGGATTTTTTAAGATAAAAAAAACATGATTTCTGTATTTATAGAAATAATAAACAAAGAAAAATAATAATTGTGGCAACAGGAACCTACGGAACCATAAGACCATCAGATGTTAGTCCTGACGATGTCGAGATAATTTTAAATTATACCGCAACGAGAGATAATACTGATAACTTTTTACTAACAAAATTAGATGCTAGAAATGTATTGAAACCTTATTTTCATAATAATGATACCGGTGGTAATGCAAACATAGAAATACTTGGAGGTTTATATAATTTAAAACTTCCTGCCGATGTATTCAATAAACTTGGTATATACACACTATATATAAGACCCGCAGAAATTAGAACAAAAATTACTGATTGTGGTGTTTTATCATCACTCCCAAATGTTAAAGGAATTGTGGTTGATTTGAACACAGTTCCGTCAGAGTTCAGAAATAAATTTGTAAATCAAGGATTGGTTGGATTTAGAGTTGAGTATCTGAATGATAACGGAGCAAAAATACCTAATTTTTTCAGAATAATAACATCAAGTTTTTATTGTGAGCCAGTTTATGTTAATCTAACGAACACATCACAAAAGTCGATAAGATATAGATATGTGGAAAATGCAACAAACCTTTTGTTTTGTACCTTATCACCATCTTCATCACCAACAAACAAACCTAACGCGACACCATTTATTGGCCAACCAAACCAAAATATTATAATAACTAACACTTTTTTTAACCCAATAACCACTGA